CGCGGCTACCACGCCCGTCGCCCGAGTCTTCTACCCGGCCAAGAAGGATGCAGACATCTACACCTATCACAACCGCGCGAGCGGTATCGTGGTCGGTTATGATGCACTGTCAATCCAATCTCGGCTGCCTTCGAAGACCTCGAAAGCAACAGTGGTCTCCGTTAAACTGGTGACCCCTATCTTGGAGCAGACAAGTCCTAGTACTTCGACAGGCATCCAGCCTGCCCCGACGGTTGCTTATAACTGCATTGGAAAACTGGAACTCGTGCTTCCCGATCGTTCCACGATTCAGAACCGCAAAGATTTGCTGGCCATGATGCGTGATCTGATTGATGAGGCGCTGATTACTGAATCTGTGGAATCCTTGGATCCTACTTACTTCTAATCAGAGTTCCTTCGTTCCTCAACGGTAATAATACCATCTGGGCAACTGGCCCTAAATTCATAAGGATCACCTATGAAATCGTCGAAGCCAATTCGATCTGTCTTATCGTTCCAAAACTACAGCCTCTTAGTAGATGACCGTGACAAGTCATCGTTTGAGGTTGCTCTTCGTCTGTACGAGGCCCTTGATACGCCTATTAGTTTAGGCATGTATCTTCGGCTAAAGTACGGCTGTTTTCTTGATATCGCGAAAGCAGATATTAATGATAAACATTACGAAGATCACAATTCATGGAAATTTGAGCGAGACTACCAGGCTATTTCCTTTTTAAGGAAGTATCCGTTTCTACCGATTGATATCGATAGAGATAAAGTAGCCCTCGACAAGTTTCTAGAATGTGAGGAACAGTGCTTGAAAACAAACCAGCGAATTCGTCAGTTCCGCGAGCGGCCTAGTGATACGCCGCCCCATATAAGGCAAGCTATTTGGCTTGCCATGGGTAAAATTTCGCAGTTACTTGGCGATTTCGACTGGGATGAGTTCTCGTGCTCCACAGGTTGGGGCCCAGGCGCTACTAACGTCGCGCACGGTGCCTACACATCGGGATACAATAAGTTCTCAGGACCTCTAAGTGTGACAGACAATTGCTTGCCGTTGGCGCTCACGTGTATTAACACCACAGCGCCCTGGGCTTCATACGTCTCAGGCCAGAAGCCTGATTCGTTTGAGGTCTCGCTACCGGTTAGTGTGCTTCCCAGCGCACTAACTATAGCTCCAGGCGGCAAGATCACCTTCGTCCCAAAAAGCGCTTTGACGAATCGTACGATCATAACTCCAGTCTCTCTGAACAGTTACTGTCAGAAGGGAAAGGGGAACATGATCAAGGCTCGTTTAAAGCGTGCAGGCGTCGACTTGCGAGACCAGTCTCACAATCAACGCCATGCTCTCATGGGGTCCCGCTTCAACGATAGAGCTACACTAGACGCAGTTAGCGCTAGTGACTGCCTTGCTTTTGAAGT